ACCTGACCGCAACTAATACAAGTAAAATATCCATCTTGACTATCTCTAGTCCTAATGTAGCGGTTAAATATTTGTTGAGCCTTTGCGGTTAATCTTGGGATTGATTGTAAAGCCATAACGCAAAATTAGGGTTTTATAGTACGAAAAACAACTATTCGGTCTTTATGGGTAAATCGTTTCTTATTGACAGGGTTTAAGGATTGTTTGATTTGGTATTCATTTACACCTGTTATTCTTTTTGCGTAGGATATGGATTTAAATATTGTTTCTTGTTTATTGTCTAGGTATATCATTCTCACAGGCTGCGAGTTCTCTGCTCCGTTCATAAAATTAAAGTCAATTGTTTTTTTAGGTCTAATTCATCCATAATATCATTTAAATCAATCACATCAATTTCATATAAGTCTGCTTTTGTTTCAAATGTTGTTCCATTACTTCTTTCTCGTATTGTTCCTTTTGGATATAGCCTTCTTTTATTAATAAATTCTTGTTTTGTTATCCAGCCACAAATTGTAAGTACTTTATTTGATTTGTTATAACTGCAAAATATGTAACCTTCAGGATTAAAATAGTCCTGTAATGCAATAAAGTTATTTGTATAATTAGGCTTTACGCTTGTAGTTCTGCCCATTGTTTTTACATCTAAACTTATTGAGCCAAAAATATTGGTATAAACTATATCAATTCCATTATCAAATCCATCATTTCCGTTTATATGTCCTAATTGGAATAATTCCATTACTACACTTTGACCAATAATACCTGTAAGTTGTTGTTCTTTATTACCATTTGCGGTGCTTCTTTGACCAAAATTGTATTTATCAATTTGTTGTTCGCAATGTTCTATAATGCTATTTTTTACTTGAATATCAAACATTTTTTAATAGTCGTTTTAATTCGTAGTAAATGTCAAATGTTACCAATATGGTAATGGCAAGGATAAAGCCTATAAATATCCTTGTAAATTCAATTGTCAGTTTAAACAGTTCTTTCATAATTGGTTATTGTAGTGCATCATTAATGAATATTTTTTGCATTGCTGGGTCATAGTTTCATCGTTAATCAACATATCATTTGCTTTTTTCGCCTGTGCCAAAAAGAATAACCTAACTTTTGCTTTTATGTCATCTCCTTGCTCTTTTGATATTTTAATCAATTTGCGTTTCCACATATAATCAAATACTTGGTGATTAATAAACCTAAAGTCTTTTCTTGTTGATTCATCCCACCATTTCTTTTCATCCTTAATGGCTTGTTCCTCATCTATGTAATTGTGTGCAGTTGCCTCAATTTTTGGTTCAATCTTTTGCCTTACTTGTACTGCTATCTTTTTGTATTCAGCCATTACATCGCCAAAAAATTTAGGACTAAATGAACCATAGTTTCTATCTACATCTAAACGACCTAAAACATAAAGTTCAAATGCTGCACCTAATTCCTTTAGCTTAAATATTCCGTAATTCTTTATTACAAAGTCAACTAGGAACTGAAATTCAGGGCTTGTGGGTGGAACTGCACCGCTTAATTGAATACAGGTTTTTAGGTGTTCAGCTACTTCTATGCTGGAACATTTAGATATGTGCATTGTTTGTAAGGCATCGTAAATTTTAATCTCGCTTTGGTTCAATGTATTTAAGACTGGCAAGTTGTGTGAAGTTACGCTCACTGACATTGGGTTTATGACTTGTGGTAGCATTTCGGATAATGATTTCATCGTTAAAAGATTTATTGTTTAAATATGTGGTTGGGTCTTTACGGAATGTTTTATCAGGGGTTGAATTAACATAATCTTGTACTATTTTTAAAGCTAATTGCTTTTCATCACTTGTCAAAATATTCCATTTACTAATGGCTTTTTCCTTACTCACTTTTTTATCATAAATATTCCACCATTCATCAAATGCACTATCTAGTATATTTACTTTACTTATATTTACTTTACTTTTCTTTTCTTTATCAGCGTTACGAACACTTTGGTAATGCGTTACATTTTCCGTAACATCTTGATTTATACGCCATTGTGAAATTCGTTTTAAGTTTTTTTCTTTTTTTATCTTGTACTTTTCACTATAATTTAGTAATTGTTTGTTGAAAGTTTCACCATTGTTTGATGAAATAATATCAATAGTTTCCATAAAGTTCCAGCATTTATCCAACTTTTTACCAACCTTTAATTGCATTTTAAGAACGCTAGTTTTAATTGGTTTCTCCTGTTTTGATAATTTTTCAAGGATTGTATAAAATAAACCTAATCCTTCGTAGCCATATTCCATATATAGCATAGCAACCTTTTCATCTTCAAACGCATTTGAATCGTGTAAAAAGTACTTCATAAAATAAAAAAGCCCCATTGAATCCCTACCAGTCGTATTGGTAGTTCATCGCAAGGGCAATAAGTTCTTGATAGGATATACGACATCCTTTTACAAAGATAACCTTTTTTTACCTAAAATGGCAAATCTTCAGCATCTTCTAATTCTTGTTTGTTTTGGGCAAACTCTTTCTTTGCTTCCCAAACATACTCTTTACCATTTCCGCAATATTCCTTTTTGGCTTTCTCTGCCCTTTCAGTTGCGGTTTGTCCGTTGTAAACTGTGTGGGTATTTTCAAACTTATCTAACTCTTTGCGTTTCTCTACAACTATGGTAGCGTAGTGATTTCCGTTTTTGTGTGCAGTAAATTTAATGTCCTCTTTTTTTAGATTTAATACTATCATTTTATTTGTTTTGGTGTTTATTAATTTTTTCTTCTTCAATTTGATTTTCTGCTTCATTTCTTAATTCCCATTCATCTTCATCAATAACTTCCCAATCGCAATGCTCGTGGCATTCAGGACATAGGTCGTAGGATATTTCGCTTTCATATCCGCAGCAGGTATTAATTAGCATATTCTTCATAGTTTTCGCTAAAATCACTTGTTGATTTAAATGGTTTTGGCTGGGTTAATAATGGGGTTGCTTGTAACATTTCAGGGTAATGTTTTGCCTTGTATTCTTTTAATTTTGCTCTTGCTTTTCTTATCTCGGTTAAATACTCATTCTTCCAAAATCTATGACAGGATTCAAACTTCCATTCATAGTAAGCAATATTATCCCTTAATTTTTCAAGTTTACTGTCTATTAAATTGTTCATTGTGGTTTATTTAGTGATAATATAATTTTAATTCCGTCTTTAGTTGCTTCAAGGTAATCCCCTTTAGTATTAAGTGTAAATTCAAATCCCAAGTCTTTATGATATTCATAAACTTTAGGTGTATGCCACGCAAGACAAGTGGTATCAAATTCAGTTACTGTAATACTAAAAAATTCACAAATAAGAACTTCACTTTGTAAATTAAGGCATCGTTTAGTTATGCTCATAATGTTGATTGTTTGGTTTTAAATATTTCTTTTAATTCAGGGCTATTGTTTACTAAATCCATATTGTATGAATATAGCGTTTTAAGTTCCGTTTTAGATACGCAAAGGTCAACGGCTAACTCTACATCCAATTCAGTAAGATGTGCCTTTAAATAGGCTGATTCATCGGCTTGTTGCATTTCCTCGCTAGTGTATATCCCTGACAAATCTTGTGGGTATGCTTTTCTTAAAGCAAGTGCCTCCGCAACCTTACCCAGCATAATATGTGGTTTTGTCCATAAGCCCATAGGTTTGCCATCCTTATCAAATTGGCAATACTCTGCTAAATAAGCAACTCCAACGGATGCCTCAAAGCGAATGTCATTGTGGAATCTAAATACTGAAATCTTACAGGAAATTAAATTGCCATTTTCATAAGTAAATAATGGCTCGGATTGTCCGCCATAATTCCCTGACCTTTCCGCAATAACACGGAATCCATCAATGGATGTTTGGATGGTCATTCTTTTACCGCCTTTACTCCAGCGGTGAATACAATAAATCTGCCTTGAAAGTGCATCAAGCCCTGTGCGTTGGCATTGATACAAAAATAACTTTAGCTCCTCTTGGGTTGCTTCAGGTGCAATTTGCGACCTGATTAACTCAATTTGCTCCTTTGTGTAAAGGATTTTGTTTGTTTGTTTTTCTACTTGATTGTTCATAACTAATGGTTTAGGATGTGAAATTAATACTTTGTTTGTTAATAACCAAATTAAAGTAATATATTAATGTTAATAAGGTCTTTCTCTAGGCTATCATCGTAGGGGTGGGTAATGTCGTTTTGGATGCAAGTAATGGAATGAATAACAGTTGTGTGGTCTCTATTCAATACATCCCCAATGTCGCTTAATACCATCCTTGCCTTTGTTCTTAAAAGAAACATTATTACTTGTCTAGGTTTGACTATTTTACGCTTTCGGCATTTCCCTTTAATATCTTCTATTGATACCCCATAGTAATTGGTAACTGTTCTTAATATATCGTTAGCCAATTGTTCCTTTTCGCTCTTGCTCATCCGCTGCTTTAGTACGCTGGGTACTATCCAATAATTCATTTAATTCTAATTTAAGTTTGGTAATTTGTTTTCTTAACATCTCGTTCTCTAATTCCAAGATGTATATTTCCTTCATCATATTGCCTTTGGTGTTGTCTATGTAACTCATTGTATTCTATTTACAGGTAAAATAAAATTTTCAGTTATGTCATAGAGTTCAACAACCAACCAATAATAAGACTTTAGGATTCTCTTTTGAATGTCGTTAAGTTCGGCTAATCTTATCAGGTAATTGTTTTCGTGGGTAAATAAACGGACATTGTCAAAGTTTCCAGCTGCCCTCCATTCTGCCAATAAACCTTCCTGTCTTGCTTGTTCGCCCTGTGCCTTCTTTAGTAATTCAAGTAAACAGGTGGCTCTTTGGTGTAGTTTTAATTGTCTGCCTTGATAGTCTAGTTTCATAGTTTATTTGTTTTTAATTAAACTTCTAATAGATAATATTAATGAAATAAATGATAAAATAATTGATATTATTAGTAGTATGTCAAATGTTTTCATAGTTTATAGTTTTTCGTAGTATTTTTGAACAATAATTGATACCAATTTACTTGGTGCTAAATACATTTTCTTTGCTTCGGCATCCACTTTCTTTTTGATTGATTCAGGTAATCTAATGCAGACCACCTCTTTTTTTTCTACTTTCATTGTTTGGGTTTAAATGTTTTGCATAATTGCAGTTACGATAAAAGCAAAGATTAAAATAACGATTGCTTGAAATTTGCGGTTTTGTTGTTCGGACATAGTTTATAATTTAATGATTGATAAAATGATTTGATTGTTTGCAAGGTCAATGGTGCGGAATTTCACTAGGAAAAATCGTGTGCCATCAATCTCATAATCAAGGTAGATATTGTCTCCACCTTGTGCGATAAACTGCCCATTGTAAGGGTAAAAGTTGTTGTCATAGATTAATACAGGTTTCATATTGTTTTGTTTTTTGGTTTAAAATATGTGCGTTGTTCAGCCGCACCCCTGACAGGGGTTAGTTTGCGAAAAATAAATAATCAGGCTTATTAGTAGTTTGATATTCAGGCATAGCATCAATCATTTCTTGACCTAAAATTCTGCTTATAATTTTACCACCTGCTGTATAATAATATTCTACATTTATAGCCAATGTCATCACCTTATACCCTTTTTTATTATATGTTGATTGCTTTTTAGCTACACCAACAAAAGAAACTAAATTGCCATTTTTAATAATCCAACATTCACCAAATTTTCCATTGACAATTCTATCTGAAACAATATTTCCATTTAAATCACATAAAACTGAAAGTTCAACAGTTTCATTAAAAGCACCATCTGAAAGTTCCATTTTAATAAAATCTTTTATGCGACATCTATCTCTATATGCTTCATTAGCTGCTTGGTCGCATAAACCACCCCAAGAATAGTCATCTACACAATTATAATAATTTTCCATACGATAATTTGCGTTTTCACGCATTCTTTCATTAGCTTTTTCAAAACTAATAAGGAATAATTCAAATTGTTCTTGAGTAGGCATTTTGTCATAGAAAGTGTCAATAGTTTTCATAGTTTTTTGGTTTTTGCAATTGGGTTAATTCCCTTTTGTTATGTGAAGATATAAAACAATTACAATACTACCAAAAAATTATTTAAATTTCTTTTTATCGCTCATAAATGAGCCGATTGTCGCTCAAATACGGCTCAAAGTTGCCTTATTGGGTAACTTTTATGATTGATAAGTTCGCTATTAGTAAACTTTTGCCTGAATTTTTCCGAAAAACCTATGCAGATTTGACAAATTATGTAACAAAGTGATGGGTAATTCGGTTAATTGTTGTAACATTATTAGGGCATATATGTTACTGATTTATATGATATTGTAACAAGATTTGTTAATTGTTTAAATTGGGTTTGTTATATCTTGTAACATATAAAGGGCAGATTTGTTACGAAATAGGTGCAAATGAATATAAATGGGCGCAAAGTAGTAATAATACTACCCTAATAGCAAAAGATGTAAACTCTGCAAGTTTTGATATTACTCAATGGACTGCGTAATTTTACTCAATGCACTTTATAATGTGCATTTAATGACGCATTTTGCAACCATTAGTATCATTTATGGCACTTTATGGTGGATATTTACTACAAAAAAAGCCCCTCATCCTAGAAAGGAAAGGGGGTAAACCATTAAGTCTATGAGCAACAAATATACATAAAAAACCCCTAGCTTTTTACACTAGGGGACCAAACTATGAATCACAAACCAAACAACCTAAATTGAACCATCCTGTAACGGCTCATCGTTACTATCATCAACTTTACGATAACCTTCACTCCACAGGACTTTTGTCAAAGTTATTGATTTCTTAATAATTGATAGTTCGCTATCAGCTGGGTTAAGTATATGTAAAACCTCGTGTATCATTATTTCAAGGTGTTTCTTGCCCTTTAATCTTGGGTCAAGATAAATAATGCCATCACTTTCAGCAATGCCGTGTGCCTGTTCCCTGCCCAATTTCTTGTATATGATTTTAATTCTCACGATTTTAATATTGCTTCATCAGGTCTATCAACTTCGGTTACTTTAATCCTTTGCCCACCTCGTATTTTAGCCAACATTTTTGTAACGGAATCAACTTCGCTTAACATCTCCTGATACCTTTTTACTAACCAGCTTTCTTGCTCGTTTAAACTCCACTTGCTAAATCCTTTAGGCATTTTCATTAGAATACTTTATTTTTTATTATCCTTTTGTTTTGAACTCTATAATCACCACTCGTTTCTTTCTCTAATATAGCAAATCCTTGATTGTATTGGTCAACGTGCTTACAATATTCTACGTTAGGGTGCATAAGGTGTCCTGTTGTCCAAGTAGTAAAGATTTCACCATCAAATTGATTCTTGGTAGTGTATTCGCTTGTACGATGGCAATGAGATGCAATGGCTGATTGTTTAACCCTGTCAAATAATGTTTTAGCTGGGCTTATCCCTGAACCCCTTTTGAATGTTGTATCTCCGTGAATTATCGGTAAATGACCAAACTTAATATGGTCTATATCTTTAATTGCTTTTATTCCAAACGCATTAAGCCTAAAAATATCCTCTATTTCAAACAAATCTATTCCTAATAATTCAGGTGCTTTTGTCCTCATATACCTTTGGTATCTTGCTTCGTGGTTTGCATCAAGATTGTAGTAAATAACTATATCAGGAAATACTTTTCTTATGTAACCCAGCATCTCAAGAATAGACTCGTATTCCTCATCAAACTTTCTCATTCTTGGGTCTTTTTGGAAATCACTCAATTGATAAAAATCAACAAAATCTCCGTTTATAAATAAAGTATCAATTCCTTCTTTTGTAAGGTACTCAAAACAAATATCTATTGCGGTTGGGTCGTGGAATGGAACTTGTAAATCACTAATAAAGCCCATTTTCTTTATCCCAATTGGTAGTGTAAATACTACCTTTTCTTCAACCCAAGTAGGCGGTTGCACAAAGTTTTGACAAGTCCTTTTAAATTCATCGTGGAACTCTTTATTAGTGGATTTTACATTCCCTAATTTCCCCCTGTAATATCTTACTAAACTTCGTATTTGTTCTTTATCCTCAAAGTGATTTGAGTTTTCCTTGTATATTAAACTTGCAAGGGTATGCGATGGCATCCACGCTGGATACTTTGATAAGTAGTCATTAATGATTTGACCACTCATTGTTTGTTTGCTTCCAGCCATATTGTTTGTGTTTGTTTATGCCTTATTTTCCTTACGCTTTCTCCATATCTCTTTTACCACATTTCTTATTTTTTCTCTAGTTTCAGCAGAATACTTTTTACCTGTGTGTGCTAATCTTAATTTCTCTTTTGCACTATCGGATTGCTTTCTACCTGTACTTGATATTCTTAATTTTTCTATTTGCTCTAAAGTCATTTTATGACCTTTATTTGCTAAACTTAATTTTTTCTTTTTCTCCTCCGAACAAGGTCTTTTTGATGTTTGTCTTATCTTTTCAATTGCTTCTAAAGTATGCTTACAACCTTTTATTTTTTGACTTAATTTCCTTTTAGTTTCTTCACTATGTATAATTCCTAAAACACCTTCACCGCCATCGGTTAAGTTGCTTAAACATCCGTTATGCTTATCAATCCTACCATACAAAGCAATAAATTCAATTTCTTTTTTTAATACTTCACTATATGTTAAACCATCAAATAGTATTTCTACTTCATAATCAGTTTTTGCAACTATATCGTGCCATATTTTGTTCCTTTCCCCTTTCTTTTTAGCATTTGCTCTTTTATAAGTTGCATCACTCCCAATACCAATATAAAATGGTTCATTTTTATCAAGCCTAATATGTCTATATAAATATGCCATTAACAAATAGATTCTCTTATTAAATCCGCTTCTGCCTCTCTCCTTGTAACTAACCCATCTAAATTTTTATGCTCCCACAATCTTTTACTCTTTTCAATTTGTTCTGCAATACCTTCATAATCCTGTTTAGCTATCAAATCAACTATTGCCCTCATCTCTGCCCTTGAATCACCTTCCAACTTATTTCCCCTGTTATAAACTACTGAAACCAATGCACCTTTTGTGTCATCGTTTAGTAAATCCATATTAGGGTAAATCTTCTTTGTCATTGCGTAGTATCTTGGAAGTGAACTCTTAACGAAAACTTCGTATGCCGTATTGTATGGTATTCTAACATTTAGAATCTCTCCTTTAAGCATTGCCTTTGCTTGTGGTCCTTTTATTCCAATTGTTGGTCTTAAAGCATTAATATAATTCAAATTTATTACACCTGACCAATCAAGCATAAATTGTTTTTCGCTAGTATAACCCAAATCGTACCCCATCCCAATTGTGCATCCGCTTTCGCCACCTGCCCAAATAGGTGCTTGTAATTTCTTTTCGTAGTATGCTCTACCTCCAATCTCGTGTTGGATAATCATTTCTAGGCTTTTCTTGCTAATCATTATCTTTCTTTTTAAATATTTTCTCTGCCGTTGTTAAACCTAAACAACCAAAAGCCAAACTAGCAACCGCATACACCAAAGCCTCGCTAGGTGCTTTACTTAACTCACTAAATGAATTATGATACATTGTAATGCATAACGCTACAACGCACAATAACCCACATAAACGCTTCATTGATAACCTTCCGTTATCTTCGGTGAAAAATTGCTTCATTTTAATTAGTTGTATCAGCTTTTACCTTACCCCAAAAGTTCTTTTTCTCCTTTATTTGGATAGTATCGTGAATGTAAATAGTATCTATTTTAACTATACTAACTATGCTTTTTAGTTCATTAATATCGTTTTGCATTTGGGTAATGGTTGCAACTGCATTTGTAACTAATTGCTTTTCCTTTTTAGTTGCCTTTTGTAGAACTATTGCAGATTTTGCATTAGTTGAATCTACTTGCTTCATTAATTCCTCAAATTCAATATCCTTATCAACTTTTTGAGCAGATACTCCACAACCAAATAAGAATAAAATAAATAAATATTTCATTAGTTTATTTTTTGAATTTTACCTAATTGCTCCAAAGTAGAAAGTTTTGTACTTGCTGCTGCTAAACTTGAATCACATCTGCGTAAAGCATTTGTAACCATATCCAGTCTATTTTCTAGTTTCTCAATCTTTACATCTTGATTTTTAGCCTGACCTTGAAAGGTACTACGAACATCAACGTACAAATAGCCAATGGCTACTAAAACGACAAACAAAGTTCCTACGACAGGATTAGAAGCAAACTCTTTAAATTTAATTGGTATCATATTATAACTTTTTGTAAATTCCTAGTGAATATTGGTTAGTTGTAGCACCTAATGTAAATAAGCCGTTTTTAGGCATCTTAAAAGCTAATCCGAAGCCGAACCCCACTTTTTTGTTATCCTGTCTTAAATCGCCTAAAACACCCCAATAAACGGCAAATTTAGAAGGTAGTGTCTTGGTTGTTTCTATTCTTATGGTTTTCTCTACGAAATGCCCTCCATATCCCCTTCCAAGTATCTTGTTTTGGCTGATGGTGTCGCTGACATAAACATATTGTACAGAATCCAGCTTTAAGGTATCGTAATACGCATAAATGCGGTTATAATCGGATATTATGCGT